TATGGTTCTACAGGTCAACAAGATGTTTGGGGTCAATTAGACAGATATTTGATGACTAAATTCAAAACACTGTCAGGTAGAGCTATGAACATAGCATGTACAACCATTGACTCAGGTTTCCAAACACAAATGGTGTATTCATTTACTAAAAACAAAAAAGGAAGAAGAATATTTGCAATTAAAGGACAATCACAAAGCGGAAAGACTGTTGTAGGCAAACCAACTAAAGTTGGTAAAGAGAGCAACACCCTATACCCAGTAGGAAGTGACACAGCAAAAGAAGTTATCTATTCAAGGTTAGCTGTTGAGTATGGTTACTCTACTTTGCACTTTGCAAGTGAACTAGATGAAGATTATTTTAAACAACTTACAGCAGAGCAAAGATTTGTTAAATTTGTAAAAGGTAGAAAGACTTTGTACTGGAAACAGATCAGAGAACGTAATGAAGCACTTGATACGATTTGTTATGCTTTAGCTGCAGCGTATATATTAAATCCTAACTTTGATGTAATAGAACAAAGGTTATTAACAGGTAATGCACAGGAACCTGACCCAAACAGAGTCGCAAAGGCCAAAAAAGGAATAAATAGAAAGAATTTTGCTACTTCTTGGAAATACTAAATAAACCACCAACCATATTGAAAAATAAGATTTATCAAGTATTATAAGATTAGATATATCTATTTATTATGAGGTTTTTGTTTGAGCAACAAATTTGATTCAACCAACTATCCAACTGAAGTTCCTGATGAATTGCAGCTGGGTGATTTTTGGGCTTGGAAAAAAGATAATTTAGCAACTGATTACCCTACTGCTGATTATTCGTTGTCTTATGAATTTAATCTCATTGATGGAGCGACTGCATCTAATTTCACCCTGACTGCCACAGAGTCAAATGATGAATACATAATTTCCACAAGCGATACAGGAAGTTATACAAAGGGTGAATATAATTGGGTATCTTACATAACAAGGACTTCAGATTCTGCAAGGGTAAAAATGGCAGAGGGTTATGTAGAGGTGCAAGACAATTATGCAACTACAAGTGCTTCAGTTAGAAGCCATGCAAAGATAGTATTGGATGCGGTCAAAGCGGTTATAGAAAATAGAGCCACGATGGACCAGAGTTCTATGTCTATTGCTGGTAGATCACTATCTAGAATGTCTATAGATGAGCTTTTTCAATTAAAAGATAGATATCAAGCAGACTACGATGCAGAAGTTAAAAAGGCTGCAATTAAAAACGGTAAAAGCTCAAGAACAACAATATTAACAAAGTTTACATCATCAAACACAACTAACCCGACAAGTTACACATAAAATGGCATGGTACAACAGAGTATTTAATCTTGGTTCTAAAAAGCCAACAGTAAAACGTAAATTTAAAACACAAAGAAGCTATGCAGGTGCAAACACTGGTAGGCTTTTTGCAGACTTCATAACAAGTTCAGCATCAGCAGATGCAGAAATTAAAGATAATTTAAGAGTCTTAAGAGATAGAGCTAGGGAACTAGCTAGAAATGATTCACACATAGCAAGATATTTAAACCTAATGATATCAAACGTAGTTGGTAAATCAGGCATAAGACTAAGTGAGAAAGTAAGATTAGATGATGAAGTTAATCAAGGCAAACTAGATATAAGAGCCAATAGACTTATTGAAGATGCGTGGAAGCAATGGTCTAAAATGGGTAATTGCACAGCTAATGGAAGGTTATCATTCTTAGATTGTCAAAAAATGGCAGTAGAATCACTAGCAAGGGATGGCGAGGTTTTAATCAGAAAACTTAAAAGACCTGAATCACCATTTGGATTCCAAATACAGTTTTTAGAAGCAGATCACTTAGACGAAGATTTAAACAAGGTAAACCCCGCAACTGGTAATCATATAAAAATGGGTGTTGAGGTTGATAAGTTTGACAAGCCAGTTGCATATCATATATATAAAGAGCATCCGTTTAATAAAACATACATGAATGAAAATGAGCATATAGTTGTACCTGCTGACGAAATAATTCACTTATACATGCCAACAAGACCAGAGCAAACAAGAGGTGTAACCAATATCGCAACCGTTATGGCTAATGTTAAGCAACTTAATGCATATCTTGAAGCAGAAATCGTTGCTGCAAGAGTTGCAAGTTCAAAAATGGGTTTTTTCACTTCACCTGATGGCGATGGTTATGTTGGTGACTCCGAAGAGATAGACGGAAACCCAGTACAAACTGCAAATGCAGGTACGTTTGAACAATTACCAGCAGGAGTATCGTTTCAATCATTCGACCCGCAACATCCAACAAGTGCATTTGAGGGCTTTACTTCTAGCGTATTAAGAAGCGTAGCAAGTGGTTTAAACATTTCATATCATGCTTTAAGTAACGATTTAACATCAGTAAATTACTCTTCTATACGTCAGGGTAGTTTAGAAGATAGAAGCAGCTATCAAATATGGCAACAGTTCTTAATTGAGCACATGATTGAGCCTATATTTGCAGAATGGTTGGTCATGGCAATAGATGCCAAATATTTAACACTTCCAAGCGACAAGGCGGATAAATTAATTTCATCAGCAACATTTATACCAAGAAACTTTGCTTGGATTGACCCACTAAAAGAAATGAATGCAAATGTTATAGGTTTACAAAATGGAACGGTAACTTATAGCGATATATCAGCATCTTATGGCAGAGACACTGAAGAATTATTTGAACAACATCAAAAAGAGGTAGAACTAGCTAAAGAATATGGTATAGAATTAGCTTATCAGCCTTTTGGTGCAACTAAAGCACCCATAGAGCCGATAATTGAAGGCGGTGACGAAGATGCCTAAAAAAGAGGATAAAATTATGGAAAATAAAGAAGACAGACATATTTTAAACATTAGCGAGACAGAAGAAACTGTCACTATTGAATATGCAAAACATGAAGCCGAAGAGGTTGAAGAAGAAATCATAGAAGAAGAAAACTATGAAGAACCTGATGAAGAACGAAAGGTTGTAGACATGCCTATAAGATATCGAAACATTGACCTTTCAAGAGCAAAATTTATAGATGAAGATACAAGGACTGTAAGAATAGGCGTATCTTCAGAAGAACCAGTTGAGAGATCATTTGGTTTAGAGATATTAAGTCATAAAGCGGACGATATTAATATGGAATTTATTAATAGCGGACGTGCACCATTACTGCTTGACCATGATATGAGCAAGCAAATAGGTGTTATAGAAGATTTCAGACTAGATGAAACTGCTAAGAGGACCATTGCAGTAGTTCGATTCGGTAAGAGTCAGCTTGCTTCAGAAGTGTTTGAAGACGTGAAGGACGGTATAAGGATGAATATTTCAGTCGGATACCGTGTAAATAAACTAACGAGAATAAAAGACTCTAAAGAGGTTGCATATAGAGCTGCTTGGTCACCGATGGAAGTATCCAGCGTGTCAGTCCCAGCAGATCAAAGCAGACTTGTAGGGGTTGGACGTTCTCAATCTTTTAAGGAGATAAAAATGAAAGACGAAGTCAATTTAGACAACGTAAGAGCTGAATCTGCTGAAGAAGTCAAAGCTGAATTAAAAAGAAACTCAATAGAGATCAACAAATTAGGCGAAAGACACAATCAGAAAGACTTAGCTGCAAGAGCTGTAGCCGAACAGAAAACAATTGAAGAATTTAGAGGTGAATTACTTGCTAAAATCGCAAGCCAACCACTAGAAACTCCAAAAGACATCGGTTTAAGCAAAAAAGAAATGAAGAGATTTAGCCTAGTAAAAGGAATTAATGCACTAGCTAACCCTTCAGACAGAGCCGCTCAAAGAAATGCAGAATTTGAATTTGAATGTTCAGCTGCTGCTTCTGAAGCATATGGTAGAAACTCACAGGGTCTTATGTTACCACCTGAAGTATTAAGAGATTGGAATCAAAGAGATTTGAACACATCTGATGATGCTGGAATTGTTGGTCAAGACTTCAGAGGTGGAGACTTTATCGACGCACTAACTAATTCTTCTTCTGTAATGTCAGCAGGCGCTACATTATTACGTGGATTACAGGGTGACGTAAAAATACCTAAGAAAACTGGTACATCAACCGCTGCTTTCGTATCAAGCGAAGGAACTGCTGTTGCTGAGTCAGAAATGACTATCGGTAGTGTTACTCTCTCACCTAAGACACTTGGTTGCTTTACAGATGTGACTCGACAACTTTTAACCCAAAGTTCTTTAGATGTTGAGAACCTTATCAGAAATGATATTGCACAAAGCATGGCTTTAGCTATTGACGCAGGTGCATTAGCAGGTTCAGGCTCTTCAGGTAACCCAACAGGTATCAAAAATACTTCAGGTATTAATACTGTAACATTTGCTGGTGCTAACCCTACATGGGCTGAAACAGTAAACATGGAAAGCCAAGTAGCAGTTGATAATGCTCTACTAGGTAACCTATCTTACATTATGAGAGCTGATGATTATGGTTCACTAAAAACAACTGAAAAGGCTTCAGGCACAGCTCAGTTTGTTGTAGATAGAGATGGAAGAGTTAACAACTACGGTGTTGTTGTTTCTAACCAACCTACTGCTGGTGACCATTACTTTGGTAACTTCTCAGACTTATTGATTGGATTCTTTGGTGGTCTTGACATTATTGTTGACCCATACACGAATTCTTCTTCAGGTACTGTAAGAGTTGTTGGAATTCAGATGATAGATGTTGCTGTAAGAAATGCAGTATCATTCTGTCTAGGTAATGATGGATAATTTTTAATGGTATTAACCACTAAAAACGGTGGGGTGAAAAACCCCACCACTACTAATATGCATAAATATTTAATATTAAGAGATACTATAGCCAACAAACAAAGAGTTAGCGTTGGCGATGTTGTAGAACTAGATCAGGCTCAAGGCTTTGATCTTGTTGCTAACAATAAAGCAGAACTATACAAAGAAAAGCCAAAAGCAAAGAAAACAAACAGAAGCGTAGGCTTAAAAAAATCTGAAACTAAAGCAGTAAAGAAAAGAGCTAAAAAATAATGCCTATTGAGAGTTCAGCAGATTTTAACTCTTATGTAGACCCTAAAGCTCATGGCGTATCTGCCACATTCTTTGAAACACAAAACACCCTATGGGATGCCAGAACAGGATTGATAGATTCTTGGTTCGATATAGACTCAGGGGATTCATATGCTATCAATGTAATAATAGATCAAGAATACTTTAGTATTGCAAGCGGTTCAGTGCCAGTAGATGGGTATCAACCAAGAGCAATAATTAAAGCCACAGATGCACCTTATATAAATCAGGGTGATAAATTACAAGTAAACGCCATAACTACAAACAATGGAAATACACTTGTACCCCAAACAACATTTTTAATTAAAACAGTTATGCCTGACAATACAGGTTTAGTTGAAGTGGTTTTACAAGAAGAGTAATGTCAGAGTATATGCTGGAAACTGAAGAAGATATGTTGGCATATTTTGATGTTGATTTTGGTCATGCTATTAATGCTACATATATAAAAAGTGGAGTATCTACAGCTATAAAGATTATTTTAAATAGAGAATATGTAGAACAAGATGTAGGCATTGGTGTAGAAGCTACTAAACCTGTAGCCTATTGCAGAAGTATAGATGTTCCTACCGTTTCCCAAGGTGATTTATTAAATGCAAGTGCAACTACAACTGTTGAGGGTGACATCTTAAAAGCTGCACAAAATTATACTATAATTGATGTGCAAAAAGACCGTACTGGTTTAACAGCACTAATGTTAGAGGAAGTATAATGGCAAATCATATTAGACAACAAATAAGAGAATATTTTGGTACTAATTTAACTGGTTTATCTACAACTGGTTCTAATGTTTACGAATCAAGAGTATATCCTATAGAAAACTCAAAATTACCAGCATTAGTTATATATACAAAGTCAGAAACATCAGAGCCAATTGTTATAGGTACTGATAGAGTTATGAGCAGAGAATTATCGGTTGTTGTTGAAGGTTATGCAAAAGCAACAAGTAATTTTGATGATACTATTGATACAATAAGTAAAGAAGTTGAAGAAGCTATAGCTGCTGATAGAACACTAGACGGAAAAGCAAAAGATACTTATCTTGAATCAACTGAAATAAGTTTTAACGCGGAAGGTGAGAAGCCACTTGGTTTTGTTTCTTTAACCTTTATAAGTAATTACTATGTCAAGGAAAAAAATCCTGATGTGGCAGTATAATAGGAGATAATTATGAAATTAATTAGTCCAAATGGTAAAGTTTCAATAATAGCTCATCCCTCAAAGGTTGAGTCATTGAAAAATATGGGTTGGAAGGAAGAAGCAATCCAGTCGGAAGACAAAATCAAATCTTCTTCTAAGAAAAAGCCGAAAGGCGAGGTAAAGGAAAATGGCAACACATAAAGGAAGTGAAGGAACTGTTAAAGTCGGTTCTAATGCTGTAGCTGAAATTAAGTCTTACTCAATAGAAGAATCTGCTGATACTTTAGAAGATACTACAATGGGTGATTCTGCTAGAACTTATAAGCCATCACTAACTTCTTTCTCAGGAAGTTTAGATGTTTTTTGGGATGAAACTGATACTAGTGGACAGGGTGCTTTAAGCATTGGTTCTGAAGTAACATTAAATGTTTATCCTGAAGGAGATGCATCAGGTGATACTTATTATACTGGTTCAGCTATTGTTACTGGTGTTTCAAGAAGTGCATCATTCGATGGATTAATCGAGGCAAGCATATCAGTACAGGGCAACGGTGCTTTAACATCAACAACAGTATAGTAAGATGTCAGTAATAGATAACGCTAAAAAGCATTTTGCAGAGCAAGATGTAAAAGTAATCGAAGTGCCTGAATGGGGTGAAGATGATAAACCCCTTAAGATATTTAGTAAGCCATTGACGTTAGCTGAAACTTCTAAACTTTATAAAATGAGTAAAGAAGATGATTTAACGATGATGGCTTATGTTCTTATATATAAAGCATTAGATGAAAATGGAGACAAGCTTTTTGATTTGGGTGATAAAAATGCCTTATTAAATAGCGTTGATAGAGAGATATTAGTTGGTGTTGCTACACAAATCATGGGTCAAGAACCTATTGAGGAAACGAAAAAAAACTAATAAAGGATACTAATTTATATGTGCAATATGCACTAGCAGAAAAACTTGGAAAGACTTTGCAGGAACTTCAAGAAATTAGTGTCCACGAATACCAAGGTTGGATAGCTTATCTAGAGCTATCTGAAGAGAAGAGAAAACATGGCAACTGATTATAAAATAAGAATTAAAGCAATAGACTCTACTAAGGCTGCTTTTGACAAAGTAACCAAAGGCTTGAAGGGTGTTGGCTCAGCAGCTGTTGGTGCATCTAAAGGTGTTGCTGGTATAGGACTTGCTGCAACTGCTTCTGCAGCTGCTTTAGCATTAATGGTAGATAAATCTTTTCAAGCTATAGATGTTATTGGAAAAACAGCAACTCAAACAGGAATAGCCACAGATACATTACAGGCATTTCATTTAGCTGCTAGAGAATCAGGCACTACAATAGAAGGTGCTAATACTGCATTAATCAAATTTGCAAGAAGTATTGGTGATGCTGAAAGGGGTTTAAAAACACAGGCTGATATATTTAAAAATATAGGTGTTGAGTTAAGAACTACTGACGGCAGAATGAGGTCTTTTGATTCAATTCTTGAAGATACTGCAAAAGGTATTATGGAGCTTGGCTCACAATCTGAAAGAGCTTCAGCATTAGCTAATTTATTTGGTAGACAAGGTGTAATTTTAACTGGTGCTATAACTGATTTATCTGAAAATGGTATAAAGAAATTTATAGATAGGGCGAAAGAATTAGGGATTGTATTAAGTGAAAAGGTAATAAGAAGAACTGAAGAATTTAATGATGCTATAGGTGTTATTAAAATGCAAATAGGTTCATTTGTTAATAACATAACAACTTCATTTTTACCCTTGTTTGAAAAAATGCGAGAAAAAATAGCCAAGTTTATACAAGATAGTATCAATGAAGCAGGCGGGATGGATGCTTTAGGAGTAAAAATTGCAAATAATGTTATAGAGTTTGTTGCAAAAAGCATAGAGCACTTTGGATTGTTTTCTGATGGTGTTGCAACGATGGTGAACGATATAAAAATTACATTAAATCAAGCAGCAGTAGAATTTTTTACATTTCAAATGAGAATGTTGCAAGCAATACCATTTGCTAATTTTGAAGAAGAAATATTTAATTTAGACATACAGGCTGGTAATCTTAGGAATACAATTTTTAAATTAGAAAAAAATACAACAAGTTATGGAGAAGCAGCAACAAAAGTAGCAGACAAATTAAGAGAAAAAAAACTTACAGTTGATGAATTAAGAGGTTCAACTAAGGGTCTTGGTGATGACTTGGGTGGCTTGGGTAACTCTTTTACAAATTTATTATCACCAACTGATAAATTTTTAGATTTATTAAAAGATGTAAATACAACAATAGAAAATGCAGCAGTGGCTTCAATGAAAAAAATGGAAGATACAATTATGGATGGCATAAAAACTGGAAAACTTGCATTTGAAGATTTTGCTACTTATGTTGTAGAACAATTAATGAGAATTGCTATACAGCAAATGTTAATTAAACCTATAGCAACTAGTTTATTTCCCTCGTTACCTACTTTTGATGGCGGTGGTTTTACTGGTACTGGTGTTAGAGCTGGTGGTTTAGATGGTAAAGGTGGAAGCTTGGCTATGCTTCATCCAAATGAAACTGTTGTAGATCACACAAAAGGTCAATCAGTTAGCGGTGGTGCTACAGTAAACTTCAACATACAAGCTGTCGATGCTGCTGGTTTCGATGAATTGTTATCATCAAGAAAAGGCTTAATTACTTCAATAATTAACAATGCCATGAACAATCAGGGCAAAATGGGTGTAATATAATGTCAGGACAATTTCCAACATCTCCAAATTTTAGAAGTATTAATTTTAAAGACAATAGACCAACATTATTGAATCAAACCTTATCAGGTAAAAAACAAGTTAGGCAAATAGGTGGACAATACTTTTCTTTTACGGTTTCAATGCCACCCTTACAACAAGAAAAAGCTCAAGAAATATTTGCATTTTTACAAAAACAAAAAGGCTCTTTTGAAGATTTTACTATAGTTGCACCATTAGATAATTTAGGTGCTGATAAGTCACAAACGGATATCCAAGTAGTTGGAGTACATACATCAGGCGATGCTTCTATATCTTTAGATGGCTTTACAGCAAGTCAAACGGGTGCTTTAAAAGCTGGAGATATAATTAAATTTGCCAATCATAGTAAAGTTTATATGGTTCAATCAGATATAGACTCTGATGGCAGTGGTGCTTTAACTGTTTTAATTTCACCCAATTTAGTATCATCCCTAGCAGACAACGAAGCTGTTACCGTTAATAAGCCTAGTTTTACCGTTTACCTAGAAAGCAATGAAGTTATGTATACAACAAACGCTAGTGGTTTTTATAACATTTCTTTTGATGTTAGAGAGGTTATAACCTAATGCCTAGAAGTTTATCAACAGCTTTACAGGCACAAGTATCATCAACAGCCACCAAAACTGCCTTTCTAGTAAAGTTAAATTTAACTACAGTAATAAGGCTAACTGATTGGTATGCTAATGTAACTTATGATGCTGCTGTATATGAAGCGGGCGGTTCTTTTTTATCAGTTGATGCAACAACTGAATCAGGTCAATTAGAGGTCAATGAGATTAATTTAGGTTTTTCTAACATAACAGATCAAGTTAGGTCATTGGTACAAGATGGCTCATTTACTGACAAAAAAGTTGAAATACAAATAGCATATTTTGATGCTGATGAAAATATAGTAGGTGCAATTAATTATTTTACTGGGCAAATTAGAAACGTAGCCATTCAAGAAACAATTAAAAACTCTACACTTACAATGACCGTTGCTAGCCATTGGGCAAATTGGAATTTAACAAGAGGTAGGCATTACTCAGACGAATCACAACAAGCGTTCAGCTCTGGGGATAAGGGTTTTGAATTTGCCACACAGGTTAAAAAGAATGTTTTATGGGGTCAAAAATAAATGGTTTGGCAAGCAATAATTGGGTTTTTCAAGGCTGTTGGTAGTTTTTATGTAAAATACAAAACATATATAGATGCTGCACTAACATTAGCAACAGTCTACACAGGCGTAAAAAACTATAGACAAGCTCAAGACATGCTTGCAGAAGGTGCAAACATATTAGCCAACAAAACTTCTGCTGGTGGAAAGCTACCTGTTATATACGGAAATCGTAGGGTAGGTGCTCAGATAGTTTATATGTCGACCTCTGCTAATGATTCTAGGGATTTATACGTTGTTTATGCTTTGTCAGTTGGTGAAGTAGATGAGATCAATTTAAAAAGCGTTGAGCTAGATGGCAACAGTTTATATAATGGTAGAAGGTTTAGAGATGGTGGTTATATTGGCTCTGATAGAAATGGAGAATCAGGATACATTAACCATGAGCCATTAAATTATGTTTCACAAAATGATGGCGGTATAAACGCAGGCCCGGGAGCATTTGGCACTAATCCTGCACTAAGATATAGATATGTTTTAAACGCTCATCATGGTGCTGCAACACAAACAGCAGACCCTATGCTTGTTGCTTCAATGCCTGATTGGACTACTGCACACAAGTTAAATGGCGTTGCTTATATTGCAGCTCACTTTGGTTTTGACCGTGAAGGTATGTGGACTGGTATTCCACAACTAACAGTGCAAGTAAAAGGCAAAAGAGTTTATGACCCAAGAGATACAAATCAAACCTTTGGAACTCCATCAACATATAAATATTCTAGCAATCCTTCTTTGTGCTTTCTTGAGTACATCAGTAACCCTGAATATGGAAAAGGTTTATTAGAGTCACAAATTAACATGACTACATTCGGCACTGCAGCTACTATTTGTGATTCATATAGAGAACAGCCTTATTTTAACGATGTTGCACAAAGTATTACATGGTCATCAACAAGCAATAGCAATGAGTTTAATATAACTGGTTCTGATGCTAATGAAAAATGGTGGCAGGCAAAGATTGGAGAAATTGTAAATATTTATGATCAAAATGGCGATCTCGTTATTACAGAATCTGAAATTACAGATGTTCAAAGAAATGAGTTTTATGATGATAATGTTGTTTATATAATTACAATTGATGAAGCTGCTGGTTCAACCGAGAATGATGTTTCAGGCTCTTATTTAGTAAGAACTAAGAGATTTCAATGTCATGGCTATGTAGATAATAATAAAACAGTAATGCAGAATTCTAAAGAATTATTGTCAAACATGAGGGGTATTTTTACTTATGTAAATGGTAAATATGAGGTACAAGTTGAAGACACAGGAACTTCTACATTTAGCATCACAGATAATCATATTATAGGCGAAAATGGCATAGCTATTGATTATGGCGATAAAGACAAAAAAGCTAATAAGGTAATCGTAGAGTTTTTTAATGCAAATAAAAAATATGAATTAGATACAGCGACTGTTTTGCACGATGCAAGCCCTGAATATTATTCAGATGATGGTGATGAGGTATTGGAAATAAAAGTAGAATTTCCTTTTGTATCAGACCCATACGTAGCATATAACATGGGTAAATCTATTCTAGTAAGAAGTAGAAACCAAATGACAATTCAGTTCGTCGGTACGCCTGAGATGTATAAACTAAACATTGGTGATATTGTTGATATAACTTATGCAGGTCTTGGACTTAATGCTAAAATTTGCAGAGTCGAAGCGTTAGAATTACAAGCAAACGGTCTTGTTGCTGTGAGTTTAATTGAATACTTTGATGCTTATACGTGGGAAGTTCCAACCCAAGAGCCAACCGAAAAAATAGCCACCCTTCCTTCTGCTTATGCTGTAAAAGCACCAACAGGATTAGCATTTGTTGACACAGATTCTAGTGCTACAGGCAGACCTTTCTTAACTTGGAATGAGCCAACAGATTTTCCAAATTATCAATACAGGGTTAATGTTGTAGATAGTTCAAGCAATCAATTATTAAATAAAATAGTAGATGTAGAAAACTGTGATATGACAATGATTCCAATAGATAATGGTTATGTTGCTAGTGTTACTTCTTTGAATACATTAGGAACTGAATCCTCTGCAGCAACTTTAACTTTTAATGTGGTAGATATACCCGTTAGCGGTGGTGAGGTTTCTGTCGGTGGTAGTGCAGGAACTACAGTCGGAGCTGCAACTGATTATGGTGCTGTAGGTACAAAAGGTGATTTCTTAAAATTTGTAGAGAAAGTAGATTTTATAGATGAAGTAGAATTTTCAGACTATGTAGATTTTGTTGGTGAAGTTGCTTTTAATACTAATGCTGATGTAACTATTGTTGGTTATGGTTTAGCAGTACAAGGAAGAATAGATGCAGATGGTGGCCTACAATTAGCTAGCGGAACAGCACCATCATCCGCAACAGCTACAGGATTAGCTGGTGAGATTAGATGGGATGCAAACTATATCTATGTATGTGTTGCAACAAACACATGGAAGAGGGTAGCGATAAGCACATGGTAATAGTAAACTAATAAGACACAGAGATTTAATATGGCACAACACGACTACAATTTAGCAAACCAATCAGGAGCAGATTTTAGAGCAGATTTAAACAATGCTTTGTCTGCTATAGCAACAGTTAATAGTGGTGCTACATCACCTTCTACTACCTTTGCACATCAATTATGGGTAGATACATCAAATAATGTTTTAAAGATTAGAAACTCAGCTAATGATGCTTGGGTGACTACAGGTGTAAGTATTACAGCAGACAATGTTTTAACAGGTAATTTGACAGGAAATGTAACAGGAAACCTTACAGGTAATGTAACAGGCAATGTAACAGGCAATGTTAGTGGTAGTGCTTCTACAGCAGATACACTTACTACAGCAAGAACCATAGCATTATCAGGCGATGTTGTAGGCTCGGCTTCTTTCAATGGTAGTGGTGATATTACAATTACAACAACAGCACAGTCTGATTCAATTGTTTTAGGAACTGATACAACAGGTGATTATGTTGAATCTATTTCAGGCGGTACTGGTGTAACGGTTACAAGCGGAACAGGCGAAGGTTCTACACCTAGTGTTGCTATAGGACAAGCTGTAGCTACAACCGATGATGTAACCTTCAATACTATAACTGCAACCGATGAGTTTGTTGGTGATATAGAAGGCGGTGTTAGGTTTAGTGCAAAAGCTGATGGTGCTTTGTCTAAGGGTGATATTGTTTATATATCAGGTGTTAGTGGTTCTACACCTACAGTTGGACAAGCTAAAGCCGATGATACCTCTAAAATGCCAGCCTTTGGTTTTGCTCTTAACGATGCTAATGACAATGCAGCACTACAAGTTGTTACCTTTGGAACAATATCAGGATTAGATACTTCTAACGTATCAGTAGGGCAAGTATTATATGTATCTACAACAGCAGGTGCATATACAACAACCGCACCTACAGGCGAATCAGCACAAATACAAAACATTGGTAAAGTACAAAGAAGCCATGCAAGTGTAGGATCAATTAAAGTAGGTGGTGCTGGTAGGGCAAATGCAACACCTAATTTAGACAATGGCAAAATATTCCTAGGCAATGGTTCTAATCAATCAGCTAGCACAACACTTGATACATCTATCGTTACTGAAAATACAAATTTATATTACACAGATGCTAGGGTTGAATCATACATAGATGCAAATGGCATAACTTTGCCTGATAATATAAAAGCACAATTTGGTGCTAGTAATGATCTAGAAATTTACCATGATGGTTCTAATAGCTATGTAAAAGACACAGGCACAGGTGATTTAATTGTACAAGCTGGCGATGATTTAAAATTACAAAGCGGAACTGGTGAAAATTATTTAGTTGCATCTTCTGATGCAGGTGTTCAGATATACCATGACAATTCTAAGAAGGTAGAAACTACTACTAGCGGAATAAATATTACAGGCGATGCTAATTTTAACGATGGTTACAAAGCTGTATTTGGAAGCTCAAGCGATTTACAAATCTACCATGATGGTAGTAATAGTTATATACAAGATAGTGGTACAGGTAATTTAAGAATTGCAGGTCAATCTGTTGATATTCTGAATCCTGATGCAAACGAATTTAAAGCAAGATTTTTAGATAACGGTGCAGCAGAACTTTATTACGATAACAGTAAAAAGCTACAAACGACCAGTTCGGGCATAGACGTAACAGGAACAGCTGTAACTGATGGGTTGACTGTTAATAGTGGCGATACTTCATCTTTCCTATCAATTAGAAATGGCAGTAACAGTTCTTTCACAAAGTTATATTCTGATTTGAACGGAGTTACAATATTAGATGTAGATGCTAATAACGTAGGTGCATCCCCAAGATTTCAAATAGATGTAAGCGAGGTTCAGGCATTAAGAATTACAGAAGG